CCTTGTGTAGAGGGTTTCCCATCGATGGCAGTCAGCATCGATGCCACGGCAGAAGTTTAGCCTTGGTGGCCAATTTAGGCAAGGTGAGTAGAGCGCGCAAAAAAAAAGACCTCCCCCTTTTCGGGAGGTCCCTAATCGGTCAATCCAGCATGTCGGCCCGCAGAATCCGGGTCGCCCGGTCCGCTGCGGCCCGGTACATCCGGTCCAGGGCCTTCTGGACTCCGGGGTTCTAGTCTGCTTCAGTGGCCCGGATCTGGAGTAGCGATACCAGAGTGCGCAGCCAGAGCCGGGACTGGGCATCGTCGGCCGCGGCGTCGATCAGAGCCTCGTCGGAATCGGTGACGGGATCGGGGGCGGAATTTTCAGTGAACTCGTTCATTTCAGTTGTGGGGACGTTTATTTATCGGTCTAAGCATCCCCCGCACGGTTTTCCGATTGGGTTCTCCGGCGGATTCTCGGCGATCAGACGGGCGGCGCGGACGGTGTCGGATTCGGCGGGATCGACCTGATCCGGCTGGACGAGCCGCCATTGGGCATGGGCGCGCTTGATCGGATCGTCCGACGCTTGCCATCTCTGAAGGGTTGCTAGCAGTTCTGGATTCATTGGGTGAAGCTCACAGCCCCGCCTACTGGGTCCGGAATACCACTTGAAAGGGTACTGGGCGTGCCTGACCAGGCAATCGCACCACACGTCAAACCAGTTGCTATGGCAGATATTAGCCCTTGATTGACTGATCCAGTTTCGCACGTCGTAGGACAATATTCAGCTCCTGGATAAGACAAGCTTCCTACATACAACCAGTATCTCTCTATGAGCATAGATCCAGCTCCATAACATTCAATTATATAGCCGTATCCTGTGTTTCCACTTTGTACTGTGCCTTGCCAGACGCAAGCACCAGATACGCAGTTGGCGACTTTAGTGACGGCTGCTGTTCCAACAAGTCCCGTAATCCACCAATGATAAGTGCTATTGTAGGTAGCAACAAAAGTTCCATTAATATCTGTAACACTAAATTGACCGGGCATACCTGAAGAGCCACATGTCACGCATGGAGGAGCTGTTCCACCTCCCCCGCACGTGCACGGCGTCGAGTTCCCCACGTCGAACATCGTCAGCGACATATCAGCAGCTCTCCGTGATGACGCTGTAAGATCCGTCCGCATTCGGCCCGACGATGATCGCCTTGCCGCTGGTCGCGACCGTCGCCGAGGCCATCATGTTCCAGACGACGGCCGCGGTCGTCGCCGTCGCGGTCAGGACCCCGCCGATGTTCACCTGGATCGTCTGCCCGGTCACCGAACCGCCGGCCGCGATCACGATGGGAGCGATGAAGTAGACGATCCCGCCGGAGCCACTGAAGCCGCCGCTCTGCCCCTGGACAAGCTGGATCTGATTCGCGAGTTTCGCGACCTCCCGTTCGAGCTGCTGTTCCCGCACTACCAGACGCTCGTACCGGGCCTCGAAATCCTGCAGTCGGTTCATGAGAGCATTCATACCAGATGTCCCTCGGGCTTGTCAGGCATCAGCGCATTCGGCACCTGGAATAGTTCCGGCGGTTTCTGCGGCTGCTCCTGCGGTTGCTCGATCAGGATCGGCTCGACCAACTGGTTCTGCTCAGTTTGGAGCTGTTCTTCCGCTGTCAGATAATCCGGAAGCTGTCTCGAGAAGGCCGTTCCCCAGTCGATGTTCGCTCCGCTGAACTCCTGTCCTCGAGCCTCGGGCCGGACGTACACCTCACCCGTATACCGTTGGCGGCGGTTCGAGAGGTGACAGATCGTGATGTAGGAGGTACCCGCCGCTCCAGGCTGGAAGAGCACTTCTGCGCTTGCCACCGGCAGCGCCACGGATTCGTAGCCGGTCGTGTAGCCTTGGCCGGTGATGGAGATAGCCTGGCCTGGGGCGAGGTAGTGCGCAGCCAGACCCAGGTAGCTTATCGTTCCCTCAATCACGACATCGCAAAAGCTCGTAAACTGTTCATAAGCGAACGTCGCTATGTTCGCGTTCGCGCCATATTCAGTCCAGTCCCGGAGCGTGATCGTCTTGGTGCGATGGATTCCCTCGACCGTGTAGAGCGTGCCGCCATAAGTTGAGGAGGAAGGGTACCAGGACTGGAGATCGCCCGTGGCCACTGGGACGAAGACCATCACGTTGCTGGGGGGCGTAACAACCCCGCCGCCGTAGACCAGGCTCGTCGGCCGGGGGAAGCTGATTGTCCCCGATTCGGGATCAACCGTGACGCTGAAATCCGACTCGCTGTAGGGAGCCGATCCGCTCGCGCTCCACAAGACCATTCCGGTTGCCGCCGATGTCAGGGCCACCGCCGTGCCGTCGTTATTGCGGTACGCAAATGGGTACGGAAAATAGTTTTGCAGCGCGGCCCCGATCGCGGCATTCACGGCCAGGTAACGCCGCCAGACGACGTTTCCAGCGGCATTGCTGAAGGTCAGGAAATAGCTGGTGTAGGTTGTCGCCGGGAGCGGAGGTGCCACGGTTAGAGTGCTCGTTCCCCCGGCGCTCATCGCGGTATTCGCGATCACGCTCGTCGAGAACATCTGCGCAGCACCCGTAGTGAACGACTGCGTAATAGTCAGGATCGCATGCAAGCCAGTATTGGTCTGATCGAGCTGGTTGGAGGAGAGAGTCAAAGTCGTGTTCGAGCTGGTGATTACTACCTGGGTTGTGCTCGAGCAAGTGCAGGAACCCTGATCCTGACCTCCTGATAGAGACTGCGTATTGAAATCGCTCGGGACCCACGCAGCTTCGGCTGCCGAATTCGACGTGTAAGACCCAAACGAGAAGTCGGGAATCAACCCACCGGTCGAGACTGTCGCCGCCAGCGGTCCCGTGTAAGTGATGTTCATGTTGGAATCTTTCTGCGGCAGAATGCTCAGATAGATCCCGCTGACGTCGATATCACCGCGCACCAGGAGTTGGCTGTAGCTATCGGACAGATCCCGGGTCAGGTCCGGCATCAGCCAGCGATCACCATAGGTCCCGTCCGGCTCGGGGGAGGAGCTGGGATTGCCCAGGGTCACCGTGTTGTTCGTGCAGAGCCGCTGGTCGAGGATCCGGATGTTTCCCGTCGGATCCACATAGAACCAATGATTTGGATGGCAACTCTGGACGACCGATTCGACGCTGGCGAGGATCTTTTCTCCGCAGAAAGTCAACGCGAACGGAGGGATCACAGTGAGCGCGGCCAGGTCAGTGATCGTGATCGAGGGCAAGGTCGAGATCAGCACGGTCGGGGGGGTCCTGTATCCAGAGCCTGCAGAGACCTGGGTGAACCCGGTGATGACCCCGCCGCTGACATTCGCTGTGTAAACTGCCTGCGTTGTACACGGACCCGCCAGGACGACGGTTGGAGCCACCGTGTAACCGCTGCCAGCCCCTACCAGAACGAGCCCGCTGACCGTACCGTAGCCGGACAGCGTATTGACCATCGTCGCGGTAGCCGAGCCGCCGCTACCCGCTGACGTGTAATTGCCGACGCCCTGGATCGTGAGCGCTGCCGCATTCTGCGGCATCGACAGCACATCCAAGGCCGCCTGACCGACTGTCCGTCCCATTCGCGCTGGAATCGAATTGATGGCGTTTGCGGCCATGTTGAACTGGGCATTATCGCTCAGCGTGTTCGAGTCCGTGACCGGAACGTAATCGGCCAGATTGCGCAATCCAAGCGCGCGATATTTACGAACCCAGCCGAGATCGTGGTCGTAAGTGTCCAGGTAGCCGGTGACCGAACCGTTGAAATACGGCGTGGCCGTCGAGTGACTCGAGCCGTTCGACCAGACGCACGGGCCCGCGCTCCACGGGTCCGGAAGTGCGGTCAGAGCGCCGAGAATCCGCGAGAACGACAGCTCGGGAATTCCCCCGCGGCTATAAGGCGTGCAGCGATCGAGCGCCAGGTCCACCGAGCCGGCGGACGTAGTGCCCGATTCGGCCGGCTCGACGAAGGAGTAGATAGTCGTCGCCGAGGTCCGGGGGTTCGTGATAGTGAGGTAATCCGGCATCAGAAAGGGCCCGTTGTATTCTGGTTGGAGCGCTGCTGACCGGCCTGCATCGCCCGGGCGTTGGCCTCGAGTTGGCGCATTTTCTGCTGAAGCGGGGCCAGCATCCGTTGGATGCCCGCGACGACATGCTGTGTTTTTTCGTGCGTAGCAACGCCCTGCTGTTCAAGGCCAAGAGCTTGCGAGAGCATAGCCTTGAGATGAGCCATTTCGCTCTGCAAGGCATCGTATCGGCGCCGAAGCTTCTGTTCTGGATACTTCCCTGCAACCTCTTGATTCAGACCAACGTTGCGTGTTGCCGCGTCTATGCCGACCTGAGTCGTGTATCTTTCCGGTTGATGCGTTATTCTCGGCGCCATGGGTTCAGAACGATCCCTCTGGCGATCGAGCGCGCTACCTCTTGGGATGCCCCTGGCATGGGGACCATAAAGTTCAGGGTGGATAATTCGATCGACTGGCGATCCCTGACCAAGAGTCTCAGGATTGACGACACCATAAATCTCTGGATTTTGCATCATCTCAATCATGTGCATACGCCGCTCGATCGCATCCCGACCGCTGCGTGTCGGCGTGCGTTCATACTGTTCCATCAGATCTCCTGTTTCGACTTCAAGCTCCTCTGGACTGGGAAGCTTCGGCTTACGGGCAGCGTTCTTGTCCCTGATGATATGTTGCAGTTTGGATGCAAAGCCATCAGGGAATGCCTTGGGGTCTCTGTGAATCATGCGCAGTAAAGCGGCTTGCGCTTCTGGCGATTCAGGCAGTTGGAGAAGCATTCTATTTGCCTGAAACTCCACTTCCGCAGTTCGTTTGTCCTGAAGCCGTCGCACGATTCCTTGATAATGCTCGATTCTGAATCCGCCAATATCCGCTTTCCCTTCTTTCTGAGCCTGTTCGATCATACGGTTGGAGAATTGCAGTTCAGCTCGTTCGGCAGGACTCAAACTCACGTTTTCTGCATATAATTCTCCGGCGATTCCTGCTTTTACTTGCCGGGAAGTGTGTTCATCCCTTAATAGAGCATTGATCTTTTGTGCCGCTGCTGCCTCTTGGACAGTTGGTTGCTCTATCATCTTCGCTACGGCCGCGGCATCTCGTTTGACCGCCTCTTCATGTTGTTTGAGAGCTTCTGCCTGTTTCTTCGTTGCTTCCGTTGCCTCGTTGAAGTAATGTACTAGTTGAGGAAGGTATTTTTCTGCAGCGATTGCAAACGATGCTGTCAGAAAACCGATCCCAGCGGGTCCGCCGAGGAGTCCAATCACCCCCTCCAGCATCGGTCCGATACGCGCGAGTCCCTGTCCAGTGGCCAGCGATCCGATGATCCGTTCAGCCTGGAAAAGTCCCTTCGTCATACCCGCAAAGCCGGTTCCGCCGCTCTCATTTCCCGCCACCTTGTCAGCGACGGCCGCCGTGTCCTTGAGCTCGGTCTTGAGATTGCGCAGCTCGGCCGAGACTTGCTTCCAATTCTCGATTCCGGCAGTCTTCAAGAGCATTTCGAACTGTTCAGTGTTGACATCCATAACTTCGGACATATTACTTCGTTCCTATGTACAACTCCCTGATAGTCAGCTTGGCCCACGGAACGATGGCTGCGCGCGCTTCGGAGACCGCGCTGGTAGTCAGTCCGCGGAGGTCGTATTTCTTCTGGCCGTTTCCATCGAAGTGAAAGTGAAGGAAGTGCTCGCCCTTGACGGAGACCACCTCGACCCATGCTCCGCTCATTCTCCACTGGGTCGGATCGTCGTCCTGCCAGGACGTGGTGCGAAAGTTGGTGATGACTCGACTGAACTGCCTGCGGGGCGCCAGCCGCGGTCCGTCCAGGAGCTTATAAGCCGCGGTCGTGAGGTTGTTATTCTCGAGGATGCCCGCGTGCTCGGTATACTTGCCGATGCCGGCTTCGCGTCCACGCCGGAAGTTGCCCCGCTGTCCGAGCCGCTGACCGATCGTGAGTTTTACCGGCTTCGCCCCCGCGTAGTTTGCCCGCCGCTGCGCGAAAGTCAGCCGGTAGGTTAGATCGGGCGCTGGGTTGCCGTCCTTGTCGATGCCACTCAGGACCTTGTACCGATTGTTTTCCTCGGCAATGCGCTCCCAATGCTGCATCAAAGGCTTGGCGTAGTTATAGAACCCCTCGATCGAGCGCAGTCGCCGCTCCAGTCGCTCGCAGCCGGCGATGGCCTGACTGAGGTCTATGGTGACCATGGCCGCACGCCCCCGAGTTCGTCGTAGAGCGCCAGCACTTCGGCCGGGTAGGTCCGTCCGATCACCAGGCCGGAGTAGATCTCCGCCACGAACTCGTTCTTATCCAGTACGGCGACTCGGCTTGTCTTTTTCTTGATCTGCAGCCGAAGCAGGATTTCCGTCTTGAACTCATCGCGCGCAAGATCCCAGTACCGCTTTGTTCCCTCCTCCAACCCATGCCGCCGGATCAGCTCGGCGTGCAACAGGGCGTGGCCCACCTCGTGATGCGCAACGCCGATCGGGCGCGGGTCGACCAGCAGCTTTTCCTTGCGTTGCGTCTCGAAATGCTTGGCAGGGTTTTCCCAAGCCGGGCTGTTCAGATTCCAGTAGATGGCCCTGGTCTTGGGATCATAGGCCGCCCGCGCCTTGTCGATTGCCGCGCCCTGGAATCGGCTCGTGAATCCTGCTGTGTCGAGAACGTGAGATGGGATGCCGAAGGTCTTGGTTGTGTAATCAGACAGTTCCTGCACCCGCGCGGTAGGCGTCATCTTGACGCTGGCCGGCGTGACGGGGCTCTCGGGGGCTCGCCGCATCGGACGTATCCCCGGCATATTGTTCTGCGGCTTCCACTGTTCCCCGCGCATGTTCAACCGCCGGAACCCTGGGAACCTGCCCGCCTCGATCGCCTTCTCGATCTGCGACTCGCCGCCCGATACGACCATGTTTCGGATATCCAGCCGGCCCTTGATTTCCGTGACCGGCTTCAAGACCGCTATCTTGCTAAACGACTTGCCTACCGGGCTGACCGCCGGCCTCGTGTAGCCGCCTGCGGCCTTCCATGCGGCCCACTTCTTCATCGCCTCGGCAGTCACCCAGCCCGTCCCTTGCGGCGACAGTCCGAAAACATCATGGCCTTGATCGTCAGCCCAGTAATGAAGGATGTCAGCGAAACTGCGGCCTGTTACGCTGTCGAATCCCCACCAGAACTCTGCCGATGAGAGATGCGCCCGACCGGTCAACAGAGCCATCACGCGAGAGACGTCCAAAGCTGGAACACCCCGCGGCGCCCGCTTGTGCACCGGCCCGACTTCGCTCTTCCGATACTTGATCGTGCGGGGCTTGAGCCGATGCGTTTTGCCGTTCTTGTCCCAGCCCTTCCGCAGTTCTCGGAGTTTCTGCTCGAGACCGAGCTCAGTCACCCATTCGAACCATTGCAGCTTGACGGCGTCGGGGTACGTGGACAGATCCGGCGGCTGCATCCGCAGCCGATAGCCGACGGCAGTGGATTCGCGGTCTGCCATCTCAGGTGAACGCCATTTGGAAATCGGCGGAGAGATAGGGATCGGTACCGACGAATGCAGGATCCCACTGACTTGTCGCGGTCAACTTCTGCGTGTAGATGTCCGCGAGAGGCAGGCTGTCTTCGATTGTCGTGAAGATGTTGTTGGTGTTCAAAAAAAAGGTTGCGCTGTGGGTGCCATTCCCGATGGAAAGCGAAATCGA